ATGAATGATTTTGAACGTAAGTTATATCGGATCATCGTTAACATGCGTTTATATGGAAAGAACCCGACTTTGCCAGAACTAAAAAGAAAGACCGGGAAAAGTGAACAGGAAATACGTGAGACTACAAAAAGCTTAATTCGTAAAGGTGCTCTTTCTTGGGATAAAGAAAAGAAAATATGGATTATTTAAAGCCCGCCTTATGTGAGACGGGCTTTTTTTATGAGGATATTATCTTTCCTCAATAGGATTGTGTTTAGTTGCTTTCAACCCAGTTATAACTTTTTTGATGATCCTTAGTATTACATAAACCATCAGAACGGCGATTAAATAATTAACAACATTAAACTCTGTCTTTATAAATTCTGTTGGAGTAAATAACAAAAACCTATTTCCTACAAACCCATCATAGCTACGATAAATCACAAATTGAATAGGGAAACCGAGAGCATACCCTAATTCTGAAACCTTCTCGTAGGGTATTACAAAAATCGAAATAAGTGGAACTAGAAAGCTTATCAAACCTAACTTGTATTTTCTCAATCGGTTTTTCATGCAATCACTCCCTTCCCCTTATATGTTACCCGGCAATTATAACATATCCAAATAAATAAATTTATTGAAAAATATAAATCTTTTGGTTTTTTATGGATTTCGGGACTTTCATATGTTTTAATTGGTTTGTAAGAACTAAATTGAATGGAGGTTGAAAGTATGAAAAGGATTTTAGTCTTAGTCATTGCCCTTGGCTTGGCTTTGGTTCCTTTTGCTTCAGCCAACGCAGAATCCACAACAAAAGAGATTGCTGAAACAAAGAACCAAGTGGAAGAGTTACAAAAGGACCTTGGTTTTGAATTAGTGGATGTCTCAAGTGAAGAATTTTCAAGTGTATCTAAAAAGGATTTTTTGAAGTTTGACTCAGTTCAGGATTTTGAAGAGTTTATTAAAGATGCCCAACAACCACAAGAGTTTGAAGAGTCTATTAACGTTAGTGAAGATACTCCCCTAATAAAACCACAAGTAAGTGACTCGCATGTTATCAATTGGTGGGCGCCTTTTACAGGTTGGGGTATGACAGGGATGGCTTGCTGGAAAAATATCGCGTTTAACTATCAATATAAATTTGTAAATAAGAAGCCTCAGTTCACCAAAGTGTCAGGTATTAACTCTTATGTTACTGGCCTTAACGTAGCTTGGTGGAAACAAACTGGGAAGAGTTATAACATTACTAAAAAGAAAACAACTAATGATACTGCAAAAATTAAGGTTGTAGGGGCTATGGTTCTCGGTATAGACATTAAAGGATTTACGATTGGAGCTAAAATCGGACAAACTTGGAACGGTAGTTTGACTTTATATTAAAAGCAAAAAGGGGTATTGATACCCCTTTTTATTTTATTCTCTTTCCGTAATTAAGTGCATAGTCAGAATGCTTTTTATTTCAATTTCTCTTCAATTTTCGCTTTAGTCTTAGGCCCATAAATGCCGTCAGCAGTCAGGCCACTTACTGACTGGAACCGCTTGACTGCATTTGCTGTTTTCGGACCATACACGCCATCAATGCCGTTATTCTTCGCCCCTTTATCCGGATAGAAATAAAGAGCTGCCAGCGCTTTTTGAATCCGCCTTACGTCATCCCCTTTTCTCATAGGGTTTGTTACTTTAAAGGTGCCAGAAGGCAACGCATATGACGTTTTTTTGCTGCTTGGTTTAGGGCTGGAAGTGCTTGATCCAGTCAGCTTTAATACTTGGCCGACCTTGATCAAGTTCGGGTTCTTAATACCATTCAAGCTTTGTAGGGATGCCACACTCACCCCGTGCTCTTTTGCAATTGCGGAAAGGGTATCGCCTTTTTTGACTGTGTAAGTGCCCCCAGAAGCTTTAGGCGCAGATGATGACGGTTTAGAAGTTGTTTTCCCGCCCAGCGCCTTCAATTCTTTTTCAATGGCAGCCTTAACCTCATCCCATCTGCCCTCCGACAAAATACGGTGCGGGCAATACTTGCCATTCCAGTCTTGGTGCTTGCGGACACGATCAATGCCCCAGCCGCGCTCTTTGAGCAGCTGCGCCACAAATTTAATAGCCAGCTTTTCTGCCGCCTTGTATTTAGGGCCTCCTGACTCACTGTAGCAGATTTCAACGCCAATAGACTTACGGTTCCCTGTGCCGTTTGTGCCGTCTCCTGTGTGCCATGCGTTACGATTTAACGGTAGCCCTTGAATAACCTCTTTGTCATCAACGGCAAAATGAAAGCTTGTCGAGCTAGTATTTCCGATCATATAGCTGATCTCATTGGCAGCAGCCGCGTCATTCGCTGTATTGTGGATGGTGATGAATTCAGCGTCCATGTGATTAGGGCATTTCAAACCATATTTAGCTTCTGATACAAGATTCTTTTTCACTTTGATTGTCATAAGTGTTCTCTCCTTTATTTTTGATATAGAAAAAGCCGCCGGGTTATCCAGCAGCCTGTTCATCCTTTTCATTTGTTTGTTAGTTGTCATTTTCGATTACGTGAAGCCGGTCCGTGATAGCAGCCGGAATCTTAACGCCGATCTGTGCAAGGTTCTCCGTAATGGAAAGCCCCTCATTGGCGATATAAAAAAGAACGGTTCCAAATGTCAGGACACCGTTCAAATTGAGGATTGTATCTACGATATTTGCCACAATGACCACCAGAAAACTGAGCATCTTACGCACATAACCGAACCATGCGCTACGGCTGCGGAGCTCCTTAAACTTCCACGCTTTCACCACACCGGTAAGGATATCAATGATGTTTAGCACCAGCATTAAATCAAGATATTTCACACCCCCAAACAGATAAACTCTCGCTAAATCCAATGTTTCAAAATTAATAAACACCGTTGTCTCCTCCATTTCTTGTTATCACCTCCTTAGAGGCAAAAATAAAAACGCCTATTAAGCGTTTATCCTTCTTTATTCAGCCCCAGCAGGTTCGCTAGTTTCCCCAAAAGGGGCGTCGCTGGGAGTCGGGTAATCCTTTCCGGTGATTTCTTTGTATTGAATATCTGTGATCTTGCCTAATTCTACGTATTTAGCAACATCTTCATCGTTGTAAGCTTTCCAGCTGTAGCAATATTGAATACATTTGAACCATTCCATTTACAACACTCCTTTTTCAGTCAAAGACATTAATAGACTCGCTATTGTTTCGGCTTGCTCTTGCGATTGTTTTTGCGTTTCCGCCAGCTGCATGAGGAGCAGCGCGTTTTGTTCTTTTAATTGACTTATCGGCGACACTTCAGATGCCCCAGTATTTAAAATTGCCTCAATCTCTTCTTGTGTTGCTGATTCAACCCATTCTTGCTTTTCCGGGTCGAACTGTGGTTCGAAAAAAGAAGGATCATCTGGCGTTGGAACTGTTGTACAATCTGATGGAATAACATAGTTACCCACGTCATCTGTCTCATAAATCACAACCGGCTCAATAAATCTAAAATCCTCACCATATCTATAAACCTGTAACATTCTTATCCTCCTTAATCTAACGGAATCGGGTTAACATCCATATAATAGCCGGTGACTGCGTTATTATCATTGGACATTAAACCAGTCAATTTTAAATCTCCTGTACCGAAAACAATGAGTTTACAAATACCAGTTATTCCGGTCGTTGACGCGAGAACAACCGCGCCGTTACTCGGAACCATGGAGGAAGGTATGGAACCAATCACGATTTCCCGTGGTGCTGTGATCTGTCCTCTGAACAAAAGCCAGCTCCCCCATTTAGCATACTGGAATGGCCTGTCTCCATTAGCTGCTCCGTTTTTCAGTGTGACGTTTTGCCAAGTAATACCCTCGTAATCGGCGTCTGTTATAAGCTTTTTCCATCCTTTAAAAACGCCGTTAGTGTGGACCGTAGCGTGCCACATAGTGTTATCGTAACTTCTCCATGCGAGGATTGATTTTCTCCCGGAATCGCCGTCTATAACGTCATAATTAAACCATGAGCTATCATTTGAGACGGGATTGTTTTTAACTAAATTTCCCGAAGCAAAATAAAACCCAGAGCTTAGTGTAAGAATATCAGCTCCGTCAGCTAATTGAGTCCGTTTCCCGTCATCCTTTGTCAGCTTTGCCAGCTGGCCGCCGTTCCATTTATCTCTTTCAATTTGTGTGATATGACGAATAGCATTGTAATTATGGGCGTTGAATTCTGTTAAAGGTGCCTGCTGAACGTTATCTACTTTATCCAGCCCAACTTGCACTTTTGTTACGGCATGTGGGTTGTCTTTTCTATTGGCGTGAGCATCTACCTTCGACTGAGCACCCGTGATAGACTCTGCAGGAAACCAATTGATCTTCGTATGATTCGAATTGTAATAGAACCACCAAGCATTCCCGTTCACGTCCACGGCGTAGCCAATACCAATCCCCGGCTGCCCTACCAGCTGCAGGCCGCGCAAGCTTGATGATGACGGATTATCTGTGACAGCATTTGTCCCGTAAAAAGAGACGGTCCCGACATCTTTGAGAGAATCATAAAAAGAGCCCTCTGTGAGGTTATATTTCTGTGTCCCGTTCTCTGCTGTTATTCTGAAATTTTGACCGTTGTTCCACTTTGTTCTCTCACTAGAAGAGATATGTTTGGTTGCGTCCGATACATGCAGATCAAAATCTTGTTTAGAAGCTTGCTGCACATTGTCTACATTCTCTAACCCTACTTGGCTTTTTGTAACGCCGTGAGGGTTGGCTTTATCGCTTGTATGAGTGTCTAAATTTGACTGGACAGCATCAGCCTTTTCCTGCGCGCCCGTCTTCGTCTCAACATTATCCAAGTCTTTAAATTTCTCCTGAAGGTCAGCAACTATTGTCTCAACTGACTGCTTTAAGTCCTCAAAGTCATCAATATAATATTCAGCACTTGGCGCAATATCTGAGTCGATTAAATCCTTATTGATCTCAAAAGTAAACTTAATGATTCCCAGTGATTGTTTATTGTTGTAATAGATATTAAGAGACGCTTGAACCTTTCCGTAATGCTTGATTTCATCGCTTGTCAAAACATACTCCGCCTTGCCGTTTTGCTTATCGACAATGGTAATATTTTTGATAAACTTACTCCCGTCCGCCATTAACATGACAAGCTTTCCGGTAACTGCGGACAAAGGTAAAGGGACGCCATTTTTGAACAAATGAAAGCTCAATTTGGCCGTCCCTATGTCTTGTGTGCTGAAATTAATGTTTGTGGTTCTGAAAGCGCCGGTGCTAGTGCCAACATTGGCACTAATCGCAGCATCTTTATAGATCATGTTTTCCCTCCTTAATTTAATGGGAAGTTAATATTGACGTAAGTGTAAGTGACGTTGTCGACACTGTGGACCATAAACCCCAATGCCGCCACTTCTCCATTGCTTCGAACAGTTATTTTTCTATCGCCCGTCGTTCCCCCGACCTGACAACCTTCAAACCAGCTTTTAAGAGGTCTTGCTCCTGCCGGCAGAATGGCGAACACAACACCGTCTTTTTCCGGGATTTTCACTCTTCCACGAATATGAACAATGCCGCCATTTATGGCATACTGCAGTTTGTTGCTTGTATCCGGGTTAGAAGCTCCGTTTTTCAGGGGAAGGTCTATCCATTCCTTTTGTTGGCTCGACATTAACTCAGTCCATTCCCCAGCAACACCCTCACCAGTAACAACACGAGTAAATATTTTAATTGACCGGCCCGTTGAGTTCCGTGTGAGAGTTTGGATAACAGACCCGGAGCCGTCAGCCGGTGCATTTTGAAGCCACCAACCCGCGTCTCCGCCATCTGGATGATCCGTCATCTTGTTTGCTTCCGCTGTTTTCATGTAATAATAGCCAACTTTTCGATAGTCTTTGAGCTTTGTTAGTCCATCAGGCAGACTTTTTGCAGAGCCGTTGTTTTTGGTCAAAGAATAGCCTTGGAATCCTTGTGATAAGTCTGCCGCGAATGTGGCCGCGTTATCTTTTGAGTGATAGGCGTAAACTTTCGCAAGACGTTTGCCAACTGTACCGGTCGCAATGGCTGCGAAAAGTGATTTCTTCCCGGTCACCGGGTCCGTATACAGAAAGACAGATTCCGGTTCACGAAAATCCCCCTCGTATTTCCCGTCAGGTCCTCGGCCAAAATCGCACGTAATCCGCTTTTTGAGCTTCCCATCTTTAAAACTGAACAAAGACAATTCTGCCGGATAGGTGACGCTGTTTGTATCTCCTGTGTACCAATACAAGTCGTAATTATCTATTGTGAATCCTTGCAGATAGTGAAGGTCATGCGGTATTTCCACAGTCCCGAGAACGTTATTGACGCCCCGTTTTACTTCTGACAATTTCCGCAACTCAACAACGCTGTCATCATTGCTGCCTTTAATACGAAAAGCAATCAAACCGTTTTTCTGATCAATTACAGGAGTCACATAAGCGTCTGTGAATTTGCTATAACGCGTAATTCCACCGTTACCGCCGTTTAATGTCGCGCCGGCTGTATATGGGAATCTGACAAGGTCATTCCCAATTGTGCTGCCGTTCGCATCTACCACATTATAATTAGACCATATATAAACCTGACCGTTTTCTCTCTCAAGCCCAATTGTGGTACCGTGCCCGCCATGAATTAATTTCATGCTATCAAGCATTACGCCGTTTTTATTCATCCTGGTAATGACATAGCTTTCACTCGCGTCTGTGGTTCCGGTAGCAACCTGTGTCGCGTATATCTCGCCCGTTTCCTCATCAATTACAAAGCACTGCAGCACGGTCCTATCGGCAAGATTTAAACTTGTATGATAGACAGCTGGGACAGTTGTATAATCAAACTCATATTCTTTTTGAATGGCTGCGCTCAACTGATCAATGGCTTTTTCATCCTCCACTAGCCGGGCGTTTGCCGATCCAAAAAGCTTTCCTTTGTGATTGACCCGCATGTCCAAAACTTCTTTAATATTGGTCCCGTCAGATTCGGTCATCATGTTATCCCAGCGCGTCTTTAACGTTTCTATCTCTGTAGAAACAGAAAGACCGCCATGATCAATTTGACTTGATTTATGGGCGGTCAGTGCGTTTTTATGTGCATTGAGTCTGCTGTAATTTTCATTGATTGCTAACTCTGAAAGCCTCGCATTTTCATTAAGGGTATCCACTAGGCCGGAGGCGGGGTCTAATGTATGATTTTTATCTAAATAAATCGCCACTCATCTCACTCCTCCATGAATCCGTTAATCAAAACCGTTACTTTAGAGTTTTCGGGTAATGTATCCGGATTGATTTGCTTTCCATTTTGATAAAAAGTCACGATAAATTGATCCGCCGTTCTCCCGTCATAATCCACGGCCACGGCGATTCCGTTTTGTTTCAATAGCGAAGAAGGCTCAGACGACACATATTTGATATTGATTTCATTATCCGTATTGAGCACAATCTCTTTTTCTAATGTGGTACTAAACCCACCGCCAGACGGTACAGACCATATCCCACTCACGTATTGAAGCGTGTAAGGGAAAGTTTGAGGGTAATCACTTTGCTGGCTGTTTATAATTGCTTGCTGCAGCTCATTTTTCATCGCTGAAATCTGTGCAGCATATTCATTTTTAATGGCCCGTAATGACCGTTCTGTCTCCTTGGCGCGCTGTCTCTCTTCTGCAATTCGATCCTCGGGGGTTTTTCTCCCGCCGTTAATCGTCAGGCTTGGTGGTTTTGTTAAATCGTTCGGATCGTACGATATGCCTGTAATTCTTATTGAATCTTCAAAGGTAACACCATTCAAAGCAGTCTCAGCAAAAACCTCTATTGTATCGCCTTTTTCTACTGGCTCCTCAATTTCAAGAAGCTCAAAAACCTCATGGTAATTGACTGAATAGCTTGTTTCGGCGTAAGGATTTACCTTTGTTTTCAACACCTTGATCATGTCTGATTCCTTTGTGATGGAATCGTCTGTGTAATCAGGAGCCCATGAAGGCTTCCCCTCGATCAAATACTTTTTTTCATCGGGGTGAATGTAAACAACCGGAGGGAAAACGTATTCCTCATTTTCATTCTTGAATGAACGATAGATTGTAAGAATATTCCCGCGTAACAGGTACATGACCGGCGCTGCGCCTTTAGTTCCCTTGGTGTTAGGGTTGTTACTGTCTTTCCCTTTGAACGTCGCTACGACTTTATGAGTCTTGCTATCTAAACCGCGAATAACATCGAATGTTTTTTCTTTAGGATCAGAATCGCTATAGGCCGAGATTGTTTTAGTTTGGTCATCTATTTTAAACTCCCATTTACCTCCGAGTTTAGAGACAAGCGTCTTGAATTTGAATCCTGTCCCTGTAAACGAAAAAGTAAATGTAGCCCCTATTTTCTTGGTGTAATCGGCTTTCAAAGATGAATCATAAGACCACTCTCCCGTTTTCGAATCGTAGGAAATGGACTGATCACTAAGAATGTCTTTTTCATCTTTCTTCTTGCCGTAGCCTTTTATTCGGGTATAGGTGTTATCCTCTGAGGTTGTGATTTGTAAGGACGTCAGATTGACACCTGAATGCAGCTTTTTCTTTAATTTCTTGCCGATTCTTGAATATACGTAAATCGTTGTGTTATCAACATCTAATTCAACTGAATAAGTTGAGATAATATCATTCATCAGTTCTAACGCGTATTTATTTCCAAATCCCTCAAGTTTTTGAGGAGAAATGTTTTTTGCATCTTTCATAATGACATAGGTGAATCCGCTGCCGCTCAAAGCAAATTTAAAAGCATCATCAAGCGATTTTGTACCGCTAATCGATCCGCTTCTGTAATGCTTCCCCAACATAAAGGCAAAGATATGGGTTGCTGTTATGTCCTTTGCCAGCTGCTCACCTTCCTGTCTAATAGTCGGAGAATTAATAAAATACCGCTGGCTCTTGTGCTTGATTTCATCAACGAGTATAAAGTTTCTCCCCACCAATGCATTGAATGGAACCACATTGTTTTGAGTAAGAGTAATTGAAAACGTCAGGTCCTTTGTGCCGTCGATACTATCTGTCAATACCGCGTCCACGTCAGGAATGAGATATGGTGTATTGTTCATCTTGTCCAAAACATACATAACACTCAAAAGGATCACCCCCCTATTTATAATAAAAGTGTGTCAGGAACTTAATTTCGCTGTATGTCGCATTAATGATCTTGAATTTGTTTTTACCGGGTGCCAGAGGCGGAAAACAGGCCCCTTTTGTTGTGACAATCGTTGATCCGTTCACTGTATAATGCTTACGTAAATTCAGCTTGTTTTCTTTCGACTGGCTGCCTACCAATGTATAGCTTTTCCCGGTCGTTTCGTTCAAAATCTCAATGTCTTTGCCTTCAAAATACATCTCGACGTCATACTTATGATCAATCGGGGACACTTCCGTATCTCCCAAGTTATAGACTTCAAAACGATTTGTATTTTTGAATGAGTAAACAGGATTTTCAATTTTCCCCATATTCATGCCAAGGCTCCATTTGCCAATTTTAAAAGGCACTGATGTATCATAGAGCGATTCTGCAAGCCCTTGAATATCAGTAAGCGTAATGTCTTGCTCTTTCCACGTTTTGTTAGAGTCTTGTTCCAAAGAAAAGCCGTCATCACCCGTTACAAGCCATCTTTTGTTAGGCTGATACGTGTAACCGATATAAAAAGGGTCTTCGCTTGTGAAAAGTCTGGACAGATCATCCCTGATCAAATGAAAATGCTGTGAGTTACGGGCATTGATAAGCAGTTTCACGACAACTTTACGCTCAACATATCGCCCCTTATTGCCTTTTCTCGGCATCAAAATCCCATTCCGTAACGGATGGGTGTTAGACGTGTTTCTTTCGAATCTCGCTGATTCCGGCTTAAATGAAAGAAGTGAGACACCCGGAAGGCGCTCACTTATATATGTTCCATCTGGCAATATTAAGTCTAGTTCTTTCATTGTCTTACAATGCTCCTCGCAAAAGGATTTTCTGATTCGCAATTCTTTCCGATCTCATCCCAATTGCATCCCCCAACGTATTTACATCGACAACGGCTGTAATCCCGCCTTCTACCGAGTTTACAATGGTCTTGAGGAAACTGTTTTGCTCCTGCAGTAATGCAATTTGAGCGTCTTGGCGCTGCGTAATCGGTTCAATTGAAGGGATTTCCGGAACAGTTTGTGATAAAACGCCAAGCTCCGCCCCGGCTCTCGCCCAAATTCCGATACCACGCTCACGATATTTAGGATCAGTCGTGATAATATGCTCGTCATAACCTCGCTCATTCAATGCAGCAAGCTTCGTGCCGCCGACTCCCGGGGACGTGCCGCCCATAGCATAGCCCACATATGGACCGCCCTTTGACATAGAAACAAGTCCGGGATGGTTAAAGATGCCGCCGTATCTTCTATTCAGATAGTTGATTGAAGCCAACACCTGATCCACCGGATTTTTGATATTTCCGTGCCCCGGCTCCTTATAAGCGTTGAAGGTACTCGGGATGAATTGCATAAGCCCCTGTGATGGGTGCCCTGCCTTCCAGTTAGAATCCCATGTATTTACGACATTCGGGTTCCCCCCTGATTCTTTCATCGCAATTGTCTCTAATGCCGAAGCATATTGAGATCCAAGTCCTTTTATAGATAGAGCCTCCGCAACCCACTTTTTCACGGCAGCAGAGCCGCCCCCGCCGCCTGTAAAGAATGAACCAATGGAGCCCATAAGGTTATCAACGCCGATACGCGCAAGCTTGCCAATGGCTTTTAATGGGCTACCGCTATTTTTGGTGAACCAGCTGGGAATTAACTTGTCTGCAATGCCGAACATACCAGAAGCTTTGTCCCATAAATATTCCGAGCCTTTCATGATCCAGTCAAAATATTTACCGATACCGCCCTCATACCCCGGAAAACCGTAATTTTTCAAGAGTCGTTCCGTATGTTTATTCGGAAGAACAGAAGAACCCGGGCGAAGGTTCCGCAATTCCGGCCCGTTATTGCCTGAAAGATAAGTACCGACACCCGGCTCATGAATCAACTCGCGCCCTTTTTCACTTGTAATAGCAAGGCCGCCCGGGTGCCCGGAGGCTGACGTTCCTTTGGCATATGCTCCAACTTGGTTACCGCCTAATGACCGGCCGGCAGTTTTTGGTGCTGACTTTTTCTTGGATTCTTTTGGCTTTGATTTCTTATCGTCACCTGAGAACAGACCTTTGATCCAGCTCCAAGCGCTGTCAACTTTGTCCATCATCTTGTCCCAGCCGTTTTTTACATCGCCCGTTTCTGTGTCGATCTCGTCAGCGTGCTCCCCAGCTTGCGCCTTGGCTTCCTTGACAACTTTTTTGTGCATTTTCTCTGCAGCATCAATCGAATCAGTTTTCTGGCGCTTTGCCTCTTTGATCATCTTGTCTGCTTGCTCTGCACTGATAGAGCCGGTAACATCCCGTTCATATTCGATTGCCTTTTTCGTTTCTTTGTATTTCTTTTTCGCTTCTTTGACAGAGCCGTCACGGGCTTTTATGCTGTTTTTAATTGTGTCTGCAGCTTGCCGCGCTGTGATATTGGATGACTCGTTTTTGAGCCGGCCGAGAATCATTTTTTGTTCAGCTTCGTTCTTACTCATTGTTTTAACAGCCGTATTCATCATGGTCTTTTGAATAGAATTGATTTTTTCTTGTTCTGACTTCGTCAAAGACCGTTTTTCAGTGCTGGCCTTGGTCAAAATGGCTTTGATCTGGTTTTGTGCATCGTTAACCTTTTTCGTTTGGTCATCCTGCTTTTTCTTCACGTTATCAAGAATGGCTTGCTGCTCTTTATTGCTCAACGTCTTACTGCTGGAAAGGAATTTGCTAAGGGATTGATAGCTCTCATTTCCTTTCGTCTGGATAGTCGTTTTGATTTTATCGCCCATCTGACTAAAATTCTTGCTGATATTGTCCGCAGCTTCTTTCGAAACCTTTTGCCCTGACCAATTCAGCTGATTCAATTGAGCAGTTGCCTTATCGTTTAAGTTTTTATAACCCAAAACAGCTTTTGTCGTGGATTTTGAGACGCTATCCCCGAAACTATCAAGCGTCGGGATTGTTTCCTCTTTCATATGCTTATAGAGCTTGTATCCGCCTTCTGCAAGCAAGGAAACCCCCGTGATAGTCAAGCCCACAGGACCGCCCAAAGCACTGAAACCAAGGCGCGCAACGCCGGCAACACGGGCAACACTTCCGAAGCTTTTCACAAGGCCTAACGCTTTGCCGCCTAATCCGGCCAGTTTCCCGGTTGTTTGTGCTGCCCCGGTACTTAATGTGGTAGCCGCGGTGCTCGCTGTCTTTGCTTTTCCTCCAAAGCCGAGAAGCCCTGTTCCAGCAGAGGCAGCGTTTTTCCCGAAGCCAAGAAGTCCTTTTCCGCCCTTTAAAATCTCAGGGAGAAACATAGTAGCGATGCCGAGGACATTGCCCCATTTCCCGCCGTATGCAGACATAGCCCCGGAAGCCGCCACAGTCGCGGTATTCATTCCTCTCATGCCCCGAGTGGTCCGGGTAACCGCAGCGTTACCTTTTGCCAAGCTCACAGAGGCCGCAGTGTTTGCCGCTGCCAGTTGAGCTGTAGAAGTACGTGTTAACGCCGCCTCTGCACGATAACGGCCAAACGCAGACGCACCCCGCCCCATAGCGCCTACAAGGGTGCTTACGCTTGAAACAACCGCGCCTAATGCAATGACAACCGGCGGGAATGCCGCAGCCACCAGACCGGCTATAACAACGGTGTTTTGCATGGAAGGTGAAAGATTTTGAAACCACTCAGTAAAATCACCAATCATTTCACCGGTCTTTTGCAAAGCCGGTTCAATTTTATCCAGCAGAATCTCACCAACTGGAATCAAATTCGTTTGTAGCTCCCGCATGTCCTTTGTCACACGGTCACCGAAGTTGTCTTTTAATGACTGACTGGCCTTTTTCGTGGCTCCGTCTACGTTGTCGAAACTGTTCTTTACATTCGCAAGTGCAGAGACGCCTTTTTGTCCTAAGTCCTCAAATTGAGTACCCATAATGGACTGACCGATCACATAGGCTTCGCTTTTGTTTTTCATGCCGTCAATGTCTTTCATAACAGCAGAAAAAACCTCATTGCCGCCTTTTCCGGTCTTTTTAAATTCGGCGTACAACTCTTGTGTGCGTTTGGACAGTTTCCCCATGGCGTCATCCGCCGTCCCATCGGACAAACGAATATTCATTTCCTTGATTAAATCGCCAACCTTATCCAGCTGAAATGCTCCTGACTCTGCCCCAGCCTCGAAAATAGAAAACATCTGCTCAACTGAAAAACCTGCAGATGAGAATTGATTCGAGTATTCATTGATAGAATCTAGAAATTCGTCAGAATAGTTCAAGCCCTTCTGGAAACCGGAGGTAATCAGGTCCATAGATTTATCAACGGACAGATTATCAAAAGAGTTTTGCATGGCATTGACTGACTTTGTGATGTCATTGCCCTCCTGATCAAACGACTCAGCAATTGTCATCGTGTCTTTCGTCACTCTTTGAACAGTCTCGCTCGATGCATCACCCAATGATTCAATGTTTCTGCGGACGATGCTAATTACGTTTGTAACGTCGCCAACGTCCTCGCCGAAACCCTCTTTCCATAGATTTGTTGCTGCTTTTGTGGCTTCCTCAGCTTCTTGTTTTGTGAGCCCCATTTGCGCTTGAATTGATCCCTGCGCCTTTTTTACGTCTGAAGCTGACTTAATTGCCATAAGTCCCAGCGCCCCCATTGGTGCCGTAATTCCGGCAAAACCAACGGTCCCGATAGTTTTCATTCTATTGGCCTGTTTTTCTAAATCCTCGCCGTATTCCTTTAAAGTCTTTCCGGCTTTTGTCCAAGCAGAGTTTTGTGTATTGATTTCAACCGTAGTACGCTCTAAGGCTTGTCCAAGTCGATTGTAATTAGCGACTTCTTTGTTGATTTTCTCAGCAAGATCAAGGGCTGCTTTTGTGTTTTCACCTTTCTCGGCCGCCAGTTGATCATATTTTTTCTTGAGTTGCTCAATCTTTGAACCCTGTAATTGATACAGTTTGGAAAGCCCGTCTTGTTTCTGACGTAACTTATCAGAAGCATCACCTAACTGACCAAATTGGGAGGCGGAGGCTTTCATTTCACTTCGTACGAGCTTCATTTTCTCAGTGATATTTTCCATGCTGCTCGATACGCCGTTGTCATCGACACCGAGACGCATAATCATATTTCCTAGATTTTCGGTAGCCATTCCCTCACCTCCCCGTTAGAATACATGGTCAATCGGTACAACTTTTTTCTTTCTTCGTTCTGCTTTTCTTTTCTCCACTGGATCATTTTGTTGCTTCGCCTGATGATCAAGCAGCTCAAAATAAAAAGGATAGTCGCTATTGTCAATTTCATTCAGCGTCCATCCTAGCTTTAATAGATCAAGATATGTGTCTTTGAGTTGAGCTATTGCTTCGTCGAGAGTGACTCTTGCTTTTCCTCCATTATTTTTTCCAGAAGCTTTCCCAAGTCAAGGTCCTCTTTTTCTTTTTCAATCTCTTCTCGTGATTTATAACCCAAAATACCAACGCCAATAATGTCATAAATGACATCTTGATGGCCGATAGCATTCAAGCCGTTTTCAAGCTGCTTTAGAGTAAACTTCCTATCGAAAATTTCAACAATCATATTAAGATGCCTTTTTTCGATTTCTTCAATATCTGGTTTCTCTTCTTGGATGTACTTTTCAATTTCCAGCGCTTTTCTCTTTATCTTGAAAGGAACAAACTCCTGAACAAATGTTTGAAATTCGCCGTCTATTCTAAGTTTAATCTTTAAGGGCTTGTTCATTATTCAGCCACCTCCGCATTTTCCGCAGTCGCATCTGTTTTTTCAAGTGTTGCAGATGTTCCTGTTTCATCTAACTGGCTAACGTCGAACACTTCATTGAAGAACGTATCTCTATATTCTTCAAAACCTTCCACGCTGCTGTCTCCAGTAATTTTAAAAACTTTATCCGCACGTTGTACAAACGTTCCTTCGATCTCTTCAGTTTGTGCGTCTGCTTTATCTTCTTTTGTCTTATAGTTTGTTGACGGGATGCCGAATCTTCCTTTTGTCAGCCAAACATGCCGCACATTTCCGTCCTCTTTTGTACCCGTAAACCCGAATGCCACATATGGTGGAACAGCATCTTGCCGCCACACAATGACACCCTTAACAAGCTTTTGACCTGTAATATCAGCTAAAACATCTTGTGGAATCTCAGTAGTTCCGAATTTCAATTTCGTTTCACCAATATTAGACAGGACAATTACAGGTCCGTTGTCAGCGTGAACTGTTGTGTTTTCGGAACTTGTATCTACATCTGCCTGAATGGCCGGAGCAAATGGTTTTGGCTTTTCATATTGAATGTTTCCCTTTTCATCTTTAATCAATTTTGCATAGACCGCATTCTCTAAACCTACGATGACGCTCATTTGTTTTCCTCCTCTAATTTAACTATGGTTCTATATAAAAAAGCCTTTCTAAACGCATCTCTTTCGCTCTCATTGAAAGAGGAAACTGTGATTCGCTTACAGTTAAGAGCCTTCATTTTGTTATCTACTGCTGTTTGTAACGGGCCTATGTTATCGTCAGCCTTGATCCAGATATTCACCTGAATGTCTATCTCTGACGCTCGGGCCTTATTGTCTGTATAGCTCACATCGACGTTGTCCATTTCGGCAACAAGAATGTGAGGATATTGAGTGGAAAATTCGCTTGGAAACTCCCCCGCATATACCCGGCCGCCCGTTAATTGATTGATTGTTTCATCTTCATATAGTTCAGTTGCAATGACCGGCTCATAGTTGATCATAAAATCACCTCATTGCCTTTTGATACTCTCGCGCAATGGCTTGTACTATTTGTTCTTTCTTAATACGAAAAGCGCGGACGGCAAACGGATTGCCCCTGACGAATCGGCCGTTAGCAGCCACGAATCCGTCATGAACAAACCGCGCTCTCCACGCTGTTTCCTTACCGGGTCCAATATCAAAGGTGATAACATCAGGCATCGGCCGGTCTTTTTTAGGCGTCTGTCTGACTTTAATGTCATCCCTTATATGCACATGATCAATGTCTGAGACAGGAACCTCGTCTTTCATGCCCTGAGCAAGGATACGTCCGCCGGCTCTCAGGGCTTTGGGCGTTACTTTCTGCAAGTCCTTTCCCTTTCTCTCCAACTGACTGATCATATCGTCTAAACCCTCAATATCAAGTGATACTCTCATTGTCCCACCCCTCACATTGGAGCGTCATGAGTCCTTTATTTTGTAAATCCGGAATCACTTCTTTTATTTTGTAAGGCTGCCCTTTATAAATGACTCGCATTTCTCCAGACTCTATACCTTCTCGGTGCCGTATCCGGAACCAGACTGTTTTTTCTTGATGCTCTGCAGCTGCTTGGATGATCCAGCGATCCTTTGGCTGCATAATTTCAGCCCATGATTTTGCAAATAGAGCCCAGACATATTTAGGCTTCCGTGTCACCGGGTCATGCCCGGGCTCTCGTTTTTCTATTCTAATTCGATGTTTCAGATTCCCCGGATTCACTCCCACTGTCCTCACCCCTCATTTCCGCCGAGATGATTAACGGCGTTAAAGCATCGACAGCAAGAGCCATACTTTTCTCTGTCACCCTGTATTCATAAAAAATACCAGCAAGCAAAATAATCAGATGATCATTCTCGTACCCTGTAGCACCTTTGATATAATTTGTGGCCGACTCTAAATAAAAAGACAGCAAAGACTCTTCTTCGCTGTCATCTAGTTTCAAGTGCTCTATTAATCTGTCATTAAGCCGATGTAGCGCCATCTGTTAACTCCAATTTGAATACAGTCGGCTCATACGGTCCATAGACTAATTGACCATCATTCAAATGCCAGATTTTAAAGCCCACATGGTTTGTATCGCTGTATTTTTCAAGAAGCTTGCTGACTTCCATAGAATTAATAACGTCTTGAATGTGGAATGAGCTAAAATCACCAAAATACAAACGTGGTACATCCGGCGTGCCAGCGTCTACATAATCAGTAACATCCACAGGGAAGTTGAGGATTTTGTATCCGAACGATCCTTCAATATAGGATTCACGTAAAAGTGGATTTCCGTTTTTATCTTTCAACGTTTCAATTGCCGTAAGTGCTGATCTATTCATCATCCAGCGTGCATTTTTCAGCTTTGATGTTGGTACTGTATTTTTCAAGCGTACAAGTTTGTTATAAACGTCTGTGTCAGAATGTGTAAATGCAACGGCTTTTTGAATCAGAGAACCCGGGTTGTCTGTAGAATTAAAGAAATAGTTCGCTTCTTGATCAACGTAAGATTTCTTTAGCTCTTCAATGACAGCTTGTTCTACAGGCATATCAGTCATAGCAAGTAACTTTTTCGTAACGAGTACAAGCGCATCGATCTCAGAAGGGTTCAAGAACACTTCATCAAAGTCAATATCAGTTTGAGGAATTGGATTTTCTAATGTTCTTTCGGTTTTAATTCGCTGCGCTTTAGCCTTTTTAACAAGAATAGGATACCCCTGTGTACCTTTTGTTCTTACCACAGAGCCATATTTGCGCAGCAAGTTTTCTTCTTGCGCATAAGTGATAATTTCCTTTGACAGCGTTTCTGGAATCAACACTTTTCCGTTTGATGTTTCAACACCCATCGCACGCGCCTCAGATTCGCTGATGCGGCCGACAAGTAAGTTTGCAAAGGCTTTACGCTGCTCACCCTTCTTAGCCTTTGTACGGCTTTCAGAAGACAGGGATTTCATAATACTATTAACGAGTGCATCCCTTTTTTCAGAATCAACGCTACTTCGATTCTCATTAGGCTCAGGATCATCCCCTGTGCGCCCTTCTCCGCCGCCAGTTGTTGCAGCTGGATCATTCTCCGGGGTATCTTCCGGATCTTCATCTTCATCTGGATTCTCTAATGCTTTTTTGATTTCTTCTAATTCTGCAGCTAAATCATCAACTTCTTTTTGTAGCTGTTCCACCGCAGAAGCTTCTGTTTTATCGCCTTCCAGATCAGCCCGTATTTCTTTCATTCGTGCTTCGATTGCTGCTTTACGTCTCATAAGAATCTTTTTCATTATTTTGTAGCCTCCTGAATTTTATTAATGATCTGCTGTTTCTTCATCCGTAATTCGTGTTCTTTTTTCGCTCGGTTATAAATGTCACCGGAACGGAGAACCGCCTCAGTTTCCTCATAAGCTGGGAACGCCACTACGCTAATTTCAAAAAGCTCAACCTCTTGAATAGTCCGTGTCACCGGCTCAGTTTCATAGTTCCATTCGTCCTTAATGACGTTGAAACCGAAAGAACACTGATTAATGTCACCGCGTTCCATGCTGCTGCGTAAATCGCTGGCCCATGACGTTGCCGGAGGCGTAACCGTGAATTTGAGCCCCTTGTCATCCTCTTCTAACGTTAAAGTGCCGCTGCGTGTCCGCCCGAGTACATAATCCCAATTGTGATTAAACAAAGCCCTTACATCTGACTGATTCGCAAGGGCTCTCGAAAAGGCACCAGGCGCAATAACCTCAGTGAACATCCCTCCGATGTTTGCCGGGCTATTGAAAACCGCACCGTAACCTGTTATTTGTGGTGTTTCCTTCTGTTCATCAAGACTTCTGATTTCCAACCCGCTAATATGAAACGTCCGTTGCTCCTTATCCATCATCCTCACCACCTTTCAAGCTGTCACCAAGACGATCAAGTCCAACGAGGTCCTTACTGATATAAAGCTTGCTTGATTCTTCTGTATCCAACCGTTTGAAGCCCAGCATTTCCCGAGCATCATCAGGAGCAGCAATAGAGGTCCGCACCAAGTTGTAAGCAATATCGGTTTTTGTTTTCATTCCGACATAGTCTAAGAGATTGTGCCGCAGCTTGAGACGCAGCCCGCTGTTTTTGCCAAATAGCAGGATGGTCAAATGTTCTTCTATATTGCGAAAGATAGGATTTAGGCAGCTCGTATAAAGTTTCATCATGGCTTGTTCCATGTCTTTCTCTTCGAGCTTATCCAGCAAGTCCTTATCAAGCCCGAAAAACTTACCTAAATCCTTTTTATAGATGCTCAGGTATTTGAGCGTTTTCTCATCATCGACGGGTGACTCAAGAGCCTCTATGCTGTATCCCTTACCTAGAGGAATCATTTTTGTTTTTCCTGAATCCTTAATATCTTCAAGTTGTTTCAAAATGGCTTTGACCGTTTTGTTTTGAGTTGTGTTTGTTGGTGACAAGTGAGCATCTAATTTAAGGAGGAAAGCCATGAGCCCGCCTTTTTTATACTTTTCGGTTAACGCTTTTTCAGCGTTCATCACGCCTTCTAGCGTTTCCCTCGCCAATTCTAAAAGGCCCACGCCTTCTATATGGCTGAGCCCGATGTTTTTTATATGCCTGACCATGTACCCCGGCACTACTTCGCCGGCAACTGTAATTTTTTCTACTCCTGAATTTGTTAACTCTGAATAAGCATTATTTAAAATGTGCAGCTGGCTCCCGTCATAAAACGGGTAAACATCACCACGAAGCAAATAAACGTTTGTGAGCAGCTTTTTGAATTCGAAGCTAGTCAAATAATCATTTGGGCATGATAAAACCCGCAAAGCATGAGCAGCCCGCGGGTCTTTAGATTTCTTTCCCGTCACTATGTCCTCAACATCAAATTCTGCCAAGGCAACTTGATCACTGATCAGCTTCATCAAGTTGTAAGTGTCGCTTGATTTCAGTATATTTTCATCATTTAGGTATGAACCATAATTAAAATAAGAACTGCCTACCCAATTAAAGCTCCGTTTGCTCATCCAATCCAGAACACTCCGAATAACCCCCACTTTTTCACCCCCTACCTGTACAATTCTTCAAGCATTGCGTCGTATTCGTCCCCATCATAGTCAACAAGCATCATCATAGATTCCTTATGAGCATTCAAGAACGCTACAAAACCGTCAATTTTTGCTTTACTTTGCTTTTTCGAAGGCCGCTTCAATCCTTGAAAGTTTTTATCTGCTACAACGTTCTCAGTGCAATAAACAAAAAGGGGATTATCCGTTTTGATCCGTTCTTCAAACATTAAAACCTCTGCATCATCGAACGGAGCGTTAAGCACATTTGAATATTGTTTTACTTCCACACAGTTTAAACCCTCAGCCTCAAGTGCCTCTATTACTTTCTGAGACAACGCCGGGTCATAGTTAACCTGTTCAACGCTATAAACTCGGGAGCACTCCACAATGTAGTCAACAACCATGTCATAATCTATCGTTTTACCGGGACACAACGTCAAAAAGCCCTTTTCAGCCATATGCCGATAAGGGACGTTCTCCAATTTCTCCCGTCCTTCAAGATTGTGGTCAGGGATGAAATACATTTGTTTAACTTTTAGCATGGATTTCCCTTCCTCGTTATGAGAAGGAATGTTGATAGACACACAAGTCAGGTCGGTTGTCCGTGAAAGGTCAAGGCCAATAATAGCCTGTTCCCCTGATAAGTCACCCAAATCTTTTATAAGATCACCGTTTTCATCTTCAATCATTTTTTGAACAATGTCTTTGTCAAAGTAGGTCCCGGTGCTGCGAACGAAAACGTTCAAATGCTTCGCCATAAATTCGTCTTTACGTTCTGCGGACAGCTGCGCCTCTTTAAAACGCTCATGTAAATAGTCAGCATCAACTGAAACGTTATAATTGACGTTTACCTTTTTCCAAACAGCAGGATCATCCCATTTGTCTCCTTTGTCTGGCTCAGTAATATAAACCCACCATGAATCATCATCATGTGACCCACTTAAAACTTGTTTTGCGTATTCATAGATTTGCAACCCTACAGAGGTCGTCCCTTTTCCAGCTGTACTTATAATGAACATCAGAGGCTGAGCTCTTGAACCCATGCCCGATTTTAAAACGTCATAGATGTCAGCATTTCCATGAGCGTGTACTTCATCAAGCAAAACAAAATGAGGGTTAAACCCATCTAAGCCGGTAGTATTCTTTGACAGAGGCTTGAACGTATTCTCAAACTTTTTTCCATCAACTGTATAAGAATAGACTACCTTATTTGTATTCTTATAGATTGTGGCCCGGCTTTTTAAATCTGGGCTGTTTTCTATTGACGAGATAATTTTTGAGGCTGCAATGTCTGCTTGTGCCCTTTCAGTAGCAGCACAGAAACATTCTGCTCCTAATTCCCCGTCACCGAATAGCATATAATTCCCTACGCCGCCACCCATTGTGGTTTTATCGTTTTTTCTTGGTATCTGAATGTAAGACGTTCGTATTACGCGCACGTCATTATTAAACCGATTCTTTTTAAGAAAACCGAAAATACAAGTAAGGTTAAATTTTTGCCAATCATTCAGCCGGATATTTTGGCCTGCAACCTCGCCCTCTTTGTACCTGCAGAATGTTTCAATAAAATCCATGGCCCAATTTGCTGCATCAACATCAAGCCAAATTCCCTTTTTCTCTTTCAAACGAAGATAGCGTTCTACTGCTTGAATCTCTGTTTTACAGTGCAGTTTTTTGTTTTTCAGCACCTTCTCTGCATACTCTTGAGCGTAGTTCTTCCCCTTCTCTATCACTTGTCATCATTCCATTTATCACGCAATTTTTGGAAAGCGTCACTTGTTTTATTCGACTCTCCGCCTAATAATTTTACGACTTTAGGCGTCAGCCCTAATTGTTCTAAAAGCTTGCTTATTTTTGTATTCCAGTCAGCGACTTGTTGCGCTAACGGATGCTTCATTTCGTTTTTAGCTTTAGCTTTATTCACATGAACTTTAGTAGCTGGAAAGCCTTCATTCCGCCATTCTTCATACATTACAGTATAGACAAGATGAGCATCTAAATACGTTTCAATGAGGGGTGTTAAGGTATGGGAATAGGTGCCGATTTCTTTCAACCAACCAATGATTTTTTCTTCTTCTGCTTTGCGAATTTTATTCAATTTTCTTGTATGTGCTGCACGCTGCTGTTTTGTCATTTTTTCCATTTTTCCTATGCACCCCCCTTTAAAATTTCATCTGAGTACACGCGTGACTCCCCCTATCCTATCCCCAAACTAAAAGTATTTTTGGAAAATGGTAGGGGGGGATTTCTTTTTATTTTTGTTTTCTTCTTCAGCGTGACACTTCGGACAATACAGAATCAAATTCTCTTCATCTAGCTTTAAATCTGGACGTTCTGAAATTGGTTCAATGTGATGGACGTGAGCATCTCGACCAAATACGAATTTGCCACAACACTGACACACGCCTTTATCACGTTGATAGACATATGACCTCATGTCTTTCCATTCATCTGTTTTATAAAATGATTTATTTGCAGACTGAAAGCCGTCACGCTTTCTTTTCCTTGGCTTATGGTCAGCGCAATAGTATGTGCCTTCCTCGACTAACGAGGTGCAGCCGTTAGAAATGCAATACCTCATTCGCCGTCAGTCGTTTCTTCTTTCTTTGATGCTGGTTTAGTTTTGGTCGGCTTTGGCTTTTCCTCTGCCTTATCTGCTGCAGGTTCTCTCGTTGCGCCTTGCTCCTTCTCAAGCTTGGCTGCTTCATCGTTTGTCATCAGGTATGAACGTTTTTCTTCTGTATCCCACACCATTACGCCGTGAGCTGTTTTATTGGTAATTTGTTTTGTCATTTAAATACACCCTTTACATCTTCATATTGTGTTCCAAATAAACGAATGCCAATTGATTCTTTTTTGACTGGGTCACTTACTCTATCTAAAAGCTCTAGAGTCGTAACGAATATATCTTCTTGAGAATTAAAGAGCTTATGGATATTGAGCAAAGCATATTTCCAATTGGCAGCTCCTAAATCTCTTAGGGCTTCTTTTGTTTGTTCGGATTCATCTTTGAGTCTTATGTAAAACTCTTTTCTCAAATCCATTATTTTGTCTGCTACTTCACTGAGTTTCATACTCAATCCTCCAACTGATGTCCAGTCAATAGTTTTTTTCGGCTGTTTAATTATTAAGCTTGGCTTTTCAACACTCATATAGGACTCTCCCCGAACACTCTTTTGAGGTCTTGGAGCCCTTATTGTCGGCCTCCCGCAACTCATAAGCGCCCTCAATTTACCTTTTTAATTTTGGTTGTTATTCCATCAAGACATAAGAAAAACCAGAATATAAACCACGTTGTCATAAACGGATGTTCATAGACTGCTTCCATGCTTCAATTCCTCCCAACCGGTCCGTTAATAAGAACCATGACAATACATTTGTTTTCCAACCTCGAAAAGACCAGAATCCGGCGCTTCAATCTTTCTAATCGCTACATCCTCGATTTCAGCAACAGAAATATCAAGGCTCTTATCATAAACGTAAAAACCTTGTGCGATACCTTCTTTCAATTCGCTTTTTATTTCTTCTTTTGCTTCATTTGTTAAATGTCCGACATCAGCTTGAACTAATAATAATTTCATTGTTTTTCCTCCCCTATAATCTTCTTTCGTCTATGCCAATAGCCCCTTGATTGTGGATAATTCCTCTTGCTGTTCCATCTTCTCTGCGTGTAACAATATCAATATAGATTGGCTTACTCCCGTACTCATCGCCAGTAAGGTAAGAGAAATCTACCCGGACCTTATTCTTTATTTCTTCACCTTTATAAAAAACACGAGGAACTGAACCAAGATTGTCTAGCTCAATTTGCAGCAAAGGCGGTTCTTTAATTTGTTCAACCGTCAGGCTGCTGAAATCCTTTTCTGGAATAGCAACATCCACGCCGTATTTACTACTGACATAAGAAATAGCATCAGTGGCAACAACAAAAGGACAAAAAGACTTTTCTTCCGAGAATGGTTTTCGCGCAAATCCTGTTAACAATTGACCAAGTCCATGCAGTCTCTCAACAACACATAAAGGCACGCCTTCATCACATACAACGTTTGTGAGTCCGTCTATCGCTATCTCATTTTCATAACTGATGAATGTTAAATCTGGATGCAATTCTTGATAGTCTTTTGCAACTCTCGAATCATGCATAAGAATAGGAGAATTGTTTTCCCTCGCAAACTGGATCAATGCAGTTGTTTTGCCGAGAAGCCTTTGATTTGATCTTGTATAAATAATTTCATTGTTCTCTGCTGCCTTTTCCAACAACTCAGAAATGCTCATATATGACAGATTCAACTCCATGTAACGCCGCTCCCTTTTCACAAAATAAAAAGCGCCCTCCCGAATGGGAAAGCGCTTGTCGATTTATTACCTATTACCATGATACATGACCAAAACCAAAATGGTGTGCCGTTATCGTGCCATCTTTCTGCCAAAATCTTAGTACATGCCTTTTTGTTCTTTCTTTGATCCAGAACCTCTACTCATGCCGCTCACCTCCTTTAAAATTAAAGACTAATAAATATCTGGTTCATCAAAGTAATGAAAATCATCTTCTATTTTTTTATTACAATCATTGCAGCAAAACCAATACCCCCACTCATCTTCTATCTGTGTATGTGATCCTGAACTATTTTCACACTTACAAAAATCAAATTCTCTGCTCAAGAAACTTCCTCCTTCTGTCATTTTATACTAATCATATCAGCTGCCTTTCTCACAATCACGAATTAATTATTAGTAACTTTTATACTTATCCCCACAATCCACGAATTACCCATATGTTTTATACTGTGCAACTCGTCGAACTGAGCCAACCCCTTGTCCTCTCTGTTTTTAACCAATACCCCTAAAATGAATTACACACCTGTTATTTTTGAGGAATTGACAAAAAACGCAAAGAAAAAGGCCCATCCTTGTTGTTTTGGATGAGCCTGGTTATATTTTAAATTTCTTCATAGCGTTGTTCATGGCGTCTTGATTGATTCCGATGTATCTAAGGGTTGTCCGTTGGTCTGAGTGATTAAATATCTCCTGCAGCATAGCAACGTCCTTCGTTTGTTTGTAAAAATGATAGCCGAATGTTTTCCTCAATGTATGCGTGCCAATGTCATCTAAACCCACGTACTCAGCAGCCGCCCTCAGAATCTTGTATGCCATCGACCGGGATATTGGCTTGTTAATCCCTTCACGGCTTTTAAAGAGAAACTCATGGTCCTCTTTCCCTTCGACATAGGCCTTAAATTCTCTTTGAAGAGCTGGCGTCATGTCGATTCTCTTTTTCTTTTTCGTTTTCTTTTCAATGAGATTGAAATAAGGGCGTTTCGCGTCTCTTACTCTCAGCTGCAGAATATCCGATATGCGGAGTCCTGAGTTGATACCGGTCACGAATAGCATGTAATTCCTCATGTTTTGCTCTTTCAAAAACCTCTTGATGTAAAAGATGCATTCCGGATCACGTATAGGCTGAACAAAATTCATTAAGAAGCTGCCCCTTTCTTGTAGACTTCTTCTCTCAGAGCAAATGCCAGTCGATATAGAGCCTTTGCCTTCACACGATAATAGCTGCGCTGGCTCAGATCCATTTCTGCATATACTTCATAATCGTACATTTCTTCTGGCTGCATATAGAGCATGACAATGATCTGCCGTTCTCTTTGAGAAAGCCGGTTAACAGCCCTTTGAATCCTTTTTAAGAATTTGTCACGCTGAATCTCCCAATCAAGGCGCTTTAATGCTGCCTCTTCTGTTGAAGAATGAAACTCATTTGTGATGCTCGGCGGAACAATGCTATAAGTAGGTGTAACCTTTGGCAAAAAATCATCTGGCACCTGTAAGAGATATAACCGGTATTGATCCAGCAGCTTCTCTGCTTTTAATTTAGTTGCTTCTTCATCAATCTGGGGAATGTTTAATGTTAATTGATTCATATTTTTACCCTCCCGTTTATTTACGTCTTAAAGCCCCGCCTTTGCCTCTTTTCAATGTTTGCCTATCTTGCCCATAATTTGCCGCCAAAACCGTTCAGAACGCTCCTGCGCGTTTTTAATGGGCTTTTCCTTCCACTTCTTCATGCCATCCCTCCGTTCAAATAAAAAACGGACACCAACCAAAGCACAGATATTCTCTGTACAGTGATTAGTGTCCGCAGGCGTCTCCATCTTGGACTTATTTATTTTTCTAAGCTAAATTATTAGGTATTACTTCCCCGCCAATAAAAAACGCAAGGGATTCGCAGCTGCCTTCGGTTAGATCATCCCATTTGTACGCTTCTTCTATTCTTTCTGTTAACATCAGACCTATGTCTCCATTTAAAGCGCTGAATCTATAGTCTTTCACATAATAATCGTGTTTGCCGACTTTTATAATGTATTCACTCACTCCGCGCCCTCCTTCTTCCGTCTCATTGAATTCACAAGCGTTTGAATCTCTTTAGTAAGCCTTTCAGCCTCTTTTGCGCCTTTTTCTATCACGTTTAGTCTGTTCGCCTTCCTAAAAATCACTGCATCGTGCATGACGACATTTACTTGCTCGGTCAATTGGTCCAAAAGATTACAAAGCTTAATTTGTTTATCACTTAATTTAACAGGGGATTTTTTCATACTCACTTCACGCCCTCCTTAAATAATTGAGCCGATACGAGAATCTCTTTAAAATGTGACATTGCATGATCCCACCCGCTATAATGTCGAGGAGAATATGAGCGCTGGATGTTTTCACGCGCAGCTTCCATTTCATTGAATCCTTTGATAATTTGTTTGATATTTTGATTGTCGTCAAGCGCTTGGATCGTTTGGATAGCTGCTTCCAGATAGACTGCATGATCAAGAGTTTCTTCAAGTGCATGTTGCAACCAGCCGCACAGGTCATAGGCATTAACGTGGACAGGCTGGCCGTACTTAGCAAGCCCCTTTTCCTGTTGTGCGTTTAGTTTGCTGATAATGGCTGAAATGATCGGGTTGTCAGCGTGGTTCATCAATACCCCTCCTGCTGCCGCTGATGATTGCGGCATTTTTTAATGAAAATTAACTGCTCCGTTTTCTGATGCCATTTCGAAAGCTTTTTTCCAATCACCATACAAGTAGAGCCACACTTCCCCTGCATCGCCTAATGTTCTGGCGTATTCGCGAGCCGCATCGGCGTGTTCGTTGAAGTCTTTTGCCAACTTTTTAGAGACAACCGGGCCTATCGTACCCTCGTTATCTGCGAAATTGATCAGCTCCTGAAATGCGGTGTTTCCCTTGAATTCTTCTAATTTGCGACGCCACCAGCCATACCCGCTGTAACTCCCTGCGCGGAAGCTGAAACTCTCTTCCCATGTATAAAATTTGTCAGGATCAACACCTTCGCCACGACCGGGAAAGTGCTCTTCCGACCATTTCATACTCTCACCCGGTGTCCATTCCGTTTTCCAATTTTTAATGTCGCCGTATTCATCCAATTGAGGATTTTCAACAACCTTCAAATTTTTATACGCCGTAATATCTAATCCCATTTGTATCTCTCCCTTATTTCCGTCCGCCGACGGTTTTTATTAGATTGTCTTGCAGCAGGAACATCAGATAGTCCCTGCCATTGTCGCCATACTTCTGTTCAAAAACTTCAATTGCTTGCTGGAGAACGGGCTTGTAATCTTGTTTCATAGCTGTCATCCCCCTATTCCCAGCCGACTGCAATTACAAAGAATAAAACCAAAACCATCGCCCCAATGAGCCAGCCATTTGTTTTGTCTCTTTTTGCAATAATTGCGTCATTGCCGATCATTCTTAGATCATCAGCCTGAGCAACGATCATAGGCACTTCCTCGACATTAACCTTTAAGTGTTCGGCCGCCTCGTAAATGGTCATCGCTTCGTCCTTCGTGGATTTGACTGCCCGCTGCAGCTCAACTTGTAGAGGAATCATTTTGCAGCACCTTCTTTCCTGAACGAACCCCAATCAAACGTTTCAAGGATTTCAAGTAGCCTTTCAACTTTTGGCGCCCTCCAAGCTGTCATTGCGTACGTATGAGCTTCTGAAGTGTAATGGTGCTTGTTCAATTTGATGTGACTCTTTGCTTCTGCTTTTGTCAAAAACATTGTATTTGGTTGTATAATGTGAACCTTTCTTTCTGGAATTAATTCTGCTTCTTCATCAATGTATTTTTGAATCCACTCAATAGCATCGTCATAGTCGTCCTCAATTTCTTGCAACTCTGTTAAGGCTTCCTTAGACAGCTCACTATCTTCTTTTATTTCTTCTAGATAATCATCAAAAACATAGGCTTCTGCAATATATGGCAGGTATACAGAATAACGTTCTGCGTTTTCCTCCCGAGCTTCAACCCATTCATAATCACCGACTGTCCAAAACCGGGGTGCTGCTTGAGAGTCATGATCCTGTGTTTTCAATTCATTTTGAAGCTCTTTTAAAAATTGAATATCTTTGTTCATTTCACATCACCCTCCAATTCATTTTGGGCAACTGTTATCGCGAAGTTCAGATTAGTAATGATCTTCTCTAATGCCTGTTTGTATCGTTTCCTATCCCCGCTTAGATGCTGAATGTCCTTTTGAGCCTGCCGGAATTGATGAACCGTTACTTCCTGCTGGCGCTTGTTTTCCTCAATGATTTCCTGCTGTTTAACAGAAAGTTCAGCTTGCTCAATAAGCCAAGCAATTTCCTTCTGAGGAATGTATGTCAGTTTTTTAAGACGTTCAATTCTCTCTTTCATATCCGTTCCTCCCATATTGCAGAGAGGACCGGTCCCCTCTGCGTTAAAATTTATATCCGTACTCATAGTCAATTCTTGAGAGATTGCCTTTTGACGTTTGAACGATTGTTCTTCCGTGTTCCGGCGTCTCTGTGAATTGAACAACTTGATTTATCCCATCAATCACAATTACGTAATTTTTGTTTTTTTCCAGTTGATTAAGTACCTGATCCAGATTTTCTATTTTTCTTGGACAGTTCACTGTAAACGCCCCCGTGTGGTATAATAGAACTGTCTAGGTTTCTATTTTCCATACGGTGGCATTTACTAAATGACCATCATTACATCCAATCGTTCATCGGGAAAACTTGCAGCTTTGTCTGTGGTTCTTCTGTTGGGATGATTGGATGTTTTTTTATATACTCCAAACGCTCCTCTTCCGTCATAACCCATGTAATGACTTCTCCATGCTGACGTAAGTTTTTATTTTCTGTCATGTCCTCGCCTCCTTACTCTTCGTTCAATTGTTTGATGTGCAGATTGTAAAGCGTCTCAATTTCATCGTCTGACTGGCGTTCGAGAAATGCTTTTCCGTATACACCTAGAATAGTGAGCCACTCAATCAAGTGCTGGCGTTCTGTCCATTCCAACGGTCCCCGCTCCCTTCTTGATCAATAATTGCATCGCAGCATTTTTATAGTCAGGCGGACATTCTTCATACCGCACAATGACCATAAGTTGGTGAATGGTTGCTTTTTCAAAAGGGAAGGCGCTGCCTGATAAGATCATGTTCCGTCGCATCCTTTCCGAGAAGTCCGTTCATTCGTGGCTGAATGAAGTCCCTGCTGGCTTGATCCATAACAAGGAATAGGACCTCGTCTATGTCTCTATTAAGTTCCTCTGAAATACAGATAATAGACTCATTGGCTTCCCACATTTCACGGAACCGCTTGATCTCCGAATCATTCCAGACAAAGTTTTTTTCGATGAATGGTATATACACCGGGCTATCCTGCACGAACCGCCGCAGATTATCTTTTTTGCCTTTCAGATGCGTTCTCTTGATTGAAATTCGCTTATTCGCATTTAACCCATAAGGACGTGGTGGAAGCACGCGGCCTCTTGCAAAGTCAACAATGAGCAAAATGATTTCATCCGGCTTTCTATTCAGCAGTTCGGCCATATCATAAATGGATTTGCCGTCGTACCAGTAATCAACAACCTGACGCATTTGCACCAATGACCATTCAAAATTAAGATCAGTCAAAGCGATTTCTAACCGATCAGCAAGAACCGCAACGCTCATGCCAAACACTTCCTTACCGTTCCGGTATACCGATGAACAATGATCAATCTCTGTTCATGCTGCAGGTTTTTAGAAACCAGCCAGTTGTTTGGATTTAAACCGTTTTGCTTGATAATGTCCTTTTGCGCGCGTGTCGGGCGTTTACCGTGTTTCAAACTGCATTCCTCCTAAAGTTTTGATAGTCAGCAATTTTCTGATCAATGAGAGCAATAAGTTTATTAATCTCTTTTTTGCGTTCAGCGTCAGTAAGCTTCCGTTCTGGCTGGAGCTCCCACACGCCGGGCATAATCAACTGAGCCTTAGTTCCATGCACTGTTCCCGCCTCCTTTCGGTATTCGTTTGTCCTCGCCAGTAAACTTGACAACCTTTGTCCCTTTCATCATTCGGGATATGATGCGGCCGCCATGAACACCGTATTTCATTTGGAGATTTTCGACGTTGTAATTGGTTGTAATTATATTGGGCTTGTCCTGTCGAGACTCAATGATTGTCAGGATCAAGTCTGTGGCCCATGATTCCTCACCGTCTTTGTCCTTTTTGACGTACTCTGCGCCCAAGTCATCCAGCACAAGTAACTGACATTCTTCAATGTTTTTCAGAATAAGGCTTTCAGTTTCCGTCTTATCCCCGTATGAGTTTCTGATTTTCCGTAGTAGCATTTTTGTATTGGCGAAGATCACTTTTTTCCGCAGCTCTTTGACATACTGCGCAACGCTGTGAGACAAGTGACTCTTTCCGATCCCGTAATTCCCTTGTAGTAGCAAGGAATCAAAGTCTCCCCAGTTTTCAAAGTTCTCAGCGTACCATTTCAGCTTTCGGAAGGCGTCCATCTGTGAGTCTGATAAGCCTTTCAAGTTGAAATTACCGAATGTGGCTTTCTGAATATCCGGAGGGACCAGACTGTTATTCCAGAAGAATGCGTCCGCTGCTGTTTCCTCTTGAAACTCAATCATTTCCTTTTCCAGCGCAAGATTGTCACAAGCTAAACACCGGCTGTACTTCTTGCCATTCTGTAAGTAAATCGGAACCTCGTTACCGCACCCCTCGCACTCTCTAACGCCGATCTTTTTCGGAAACAAGTGCTGCAGGCTTTTAGGAACTGCTTTAGAAAAGGCCTGTGTATTGGTTTGTTTCGTTTGCTGGGCTGGAATCAAACTGACGGCCTCCCTTTTGATTTAAGTAATTTTCAAACTTGGTACCGAATAGCGTTTCTGGACGAATGAATTTGTTCATTTCCGGATCATTTAACCATTCTTGAGTTTTAACAAGGATGACATGTTTAAAATCATTGAATCTAAAACCCTCGTTCCATCTTGCCTTAATAAGACTTCTTGTTTTCTGTGTAGCTGAACGATAGTTTTTACCGGATACTTTATTCAAAAGGTCGATAATAAGTTTGTAAGGAATCACATCATTTTTGGAAGATGTGTCGTCGAGTTTACTCGACAATATATCTTTTTCTTTTTCTTCTTCTTTTTCTTCTTCTTTTTCTTGTCCACTTGTCGGTAACGTATCGTTATACGTGTCGTTTACGTATCGTGAAAATGATTCCCTGATAGCTTCATTAGGAATGTGCGGATAAAGAAGCTCTATCAACGTTTTGTCCTTGACTTCCTGCAGCTCTTTTTCTATGCAGTCCATCATTGGTTTTCCAGCTTTATTGAGGTTGTATTTCCCCCACTTGATGATGGCAATTTCCCGCGTATCAGAGTTATACACGATTAACCTATGATGATTTTGAAACCGTTCCATAAGACTGTTAATCGATTCGATTGAATATCCAATATCAAAGGCCATTTGCTTTTTAGTAATAGAGTAAATGCCTATTTGAGTCGTATTGGGATTAGTTAAGAGATACAAATAAAAGTATTTATCCTCAGGTGTTAATTCCTCTAATACTTTTGGATCTTGCCAGAATTGCACATGAACCTGCCGGAATTTAGCCATTAGTTTTCACTCCCTTGTTCTATTGCCTCGGCTTTGGTTAAGGGCCAAACCGATCTCTTTCCGTTAACGATAACTGTACCCAACAGATTGTCAGCCCTCTCATTTCTGATAACCTTCCCACCTTGAGAAAGAAGTTTATCCAGAGCTTTTTCGTGAGTTAACTTAGATTCACTGACAACCAAATGAAACTTGTTCTTTTGCCAAACATGACTAATTAAAAACAATTCATCCAATCCTTTCCGCTCTGGTGCAATTTTTTTGAGCAATCCACGCCTCGACTGCACGCCGCGAAAATCTCTGTTGTGTTTTTCCTGAACCGGGTCGCCCTGGTAACTCAAAAACCGGAAAATCAGGCTGGCTGAAATATAATTCTTCTGCTGTTCTGGCTGTACATTTCAAGATTCCCTCGTAAACTTCTTTTTTAGTCAGAAGTTGATCTTGCGAGGATAAGACCGAAATCATTTCTTGAATTTTAGGAATCAAAGCAGCACTCACATTTGCGATAACGTCGTTTGTAATTCTTTCGATATCAGATTGTTCGAGTTCTATTTTCATACTTACCTCCTGCTTTTGTGTCATAATAGTACACAAAGTGTCTAAAAAAAATATTCCACTGGAACATTTAACACTTGAGAAATTCTATCCAAAGTTTTTAGACTCGGATATATTTTTCCGGTTTCAATCTTACTAATATAAGAGCGAGAAAGCTTTAGCTCTTCAGCTAAACATGTTTGTGTAAGATTATTAGCTTTTCTTTTAGTTTGTATTTTCGATCCCAGCTCTCTCATGACCACTAAAAATCACATCCTCTCTAAAAAAAATGTTACAAATAAGACCCAAAACAAATATAACACTCTCTCATTTTTTTGGCAACCCTCTAAATTTGTTTTTTGAGACTATATGTCACCATGACATGTTATAATAAGTACACATTGAATATATAGTTAAATAAAAAAATCGAGTTATCTTAATATATGATTTGAAAAAGGTGAGAAAATTTGTCAAACAATACGGGTTTAAAATTAAAAAAGTTAAGGAAAAGCAAAAAGTTAACTTTAAGAGACTTAGCTGATAAATTAGGAGTGACACACAGTTACCTATCAAAAATTGAACGTGGTGTTACGAATCCATCATTGAAAATGATTAATTCGCTTGCTGAATTTTTCGATGTTGATCAGTCTTATTTTTTCACCGAAGAAAAAAACCTCGACAATTTCACTGACGAAGAATTAGAACTCACTTTTGAACGCGACTTATCTATAGAAAACCTGAGAGAAAAATACAATTTAACACTTGGTGGTAAAGAAGTTTCGGATGATGAAATAAAAGTGATGTTAGAAGTATTGAAAGCATATAGAGAATCAAAGGGCGGCTCTCGCTCCGACTGACTCTTTCTCTAATAACTGCTTTAATTTTTCCAAATATTCATCCAGTGAAATTTCTTTTTTCATTGTTAGTAGCCCCTTTTACGAACGTTTGTTCTTATTATAATTGAATACACACTAAAAATAAATGAGTACATAAGGATTTCCTATTTTCTCGTTTTGTCAAAATAGGAAATCCTCTTTAAAAACACGAAAGACGTTGCCTATGTATTTGGCAGCGTCTTTTTAATAAAATATAGCTTTTTCTTTTTTAGGCTTCGGTGCTTCTTTGGATAACTTATAACTCATTCCCACTGGAGGATCAGCCAGTTGTTTAGTTCCAGTTGAGGGAACAACTATATTGCTTTTCGAACCCGGAGCATCCTCGTTTTTTGTACTAAAAACAAATGCTAGTGCTATTGCTAAAGTAATCAAAACTCCTATAATTGTCTTTTTCACTAATTTTCACCTCCCTTTTTAATATATTATAATCAACTCCCAATTTTAGCAACTCCATTTTTGGTAGATTTGCTCTAAAGTAATCTTTCTTTTCGCAAAAAACATGTAGCGATAAAAGCAGCTTCTCCTGACTTCTTTCTCTTCTTCCGTCAAAATAAAAAGCCAAAGCTGAATAGTATTTGTCATCATAGAAATATTTTAAATTAGCTTCATTGACTACGGACTGAATAAAATCAGTCACTACATATTCTTTCGGCACGGATTTGTTCCAGAAAAGGTTTGCTATAGCTAATTGTTCTCTTAAGTCATTAGCTACAAAATATCTTTCTTTCGTGTTGTTTAATTGAATTCCTTTCTTGAGAAAGTTTGAAGTTTTCTCGTATGATTCAAATAAATATGATAAACCCAATATAAAATAACCATTAGTCACAGAGTTAACACTAAAATTTCTTTCAATAAGCTTTTCAGCAGCTCGTCTGGATTTATCTATTTCGTTTTCGAATTTAAGATACATATTGGCGAGAGCTTCGTCTGTGCGGCTTAAAAATGCTTTTTTAATAAATGGGTCTTTAATTTCAGGAAGCATATTGTGAATTTTTTTTATGTAGTGCAGAGATAAGTCATACTTCTCACTATAATAAAAACAAAGCATCTCAAGAATTTGCAATAGTGTTTTTAAGTCATGAGAATTGGGTTGAAGCTTTTTTAACATTTCGAGGTAATCAACTTCGCTATAAACGCGATTATATTTTGACCATAGTTGCCACTGATAGACTATTGCCCATTCCTTTAATTCTCTGTTATTTCCCTCCAAGGTTTTGTTTAGAAGCATACAAGTGACTGAGTCCAAACTTTTAGAATGAGCATATTCAAAAGCAGTTTTTATATTTTTCTTAGTCGCTTCAAGGCAACATTGCCGCATGATTTCGACCTCGTTATCCTTATCAAGATAACTTACTATCTCCAGTACCATCCAAAGTGAAATTTCTTGCCCATTCAAAAACTTGCTTAAGTGGGCAGCACTAATTCCAATTTTATCGGCAATCTCTTTCTGTTTTTCATCCGACGACTCTATTATACGCTTTAAATGATTTCTAACATCAACTATACCTTCACTCATCATAATCACCATTTCAAAATTAATTTAACATACTGAACAAAAAAAGATTGTCGATTAATGACGAAAGAGTCAAAGAAAGAACAAAAAATCCAAATAGAAATAATTTTCCGATTCTTCTTTATTATACCACAATTCTGACTAAAAAGATATATTTTATATGTTATTTTAGTTCTAAACTAATAGAAACAATCACTATTTGATTCACTGCCTTAGTATCATACTTTGTGGATTTTTTCCTACAAAAACATTATGTAACATTGCATAATAGTATTAGAGTCTATATTTAGAAAATTGGAGGGAATAGCCGTGGCAAGTTATAGGAAGCGTGGAGATAACTGGGAATATAGAATCACTTACAATGATCCTATAACCAGAAAACGTCGAGAAAAAACAAAAAAAGGCTTCCGAACAAAGAAAGAAGCCATGATAGCAGCTGCAGAAGCTGAATTAAATATTGACCAACAATTCTATGAGAAAAACGATTCCATTACAATTTCGGAGTATTTAGACCTGTGGTTTGATACGTACAAGCACACTGTAAAAGAAAGCTCATGGAAGGCACGAAAAGACAGCATGGTCATCATAAAAAAACATATCGGAAGCATCAAGGTGAAAAACATCAATGCGTCTATGTATCAAAAATTTCTGAATGATATTGCACCTAATTATGCAAAGAATACATTAACAGGCGTACACCAAGTTTTTAAGATGATGACTAAAAATGCTATGAGAGATTCATACTTCAAACTTGATCCACTTGTGGGGATTCGTTTACCTCGTACAAAAGACGCTGAAAGAGTCACAGACGATCAGGATCTGAAAGACATTAAATTCTGGGAAAAGGAAGAGATATCTAAATTCCTGCAATGTGTAAAAAGGAGAGGACGACCGCAAGATTTAGCCATGTTTGTTCTACTCGTTTATTCAGGGCTTAGAATTGGTGAAGCTGTGGCTTTAAAATGGGACAAGGTAGACTTTGAGGAATCTATCATACGAGTCCGCCATACGTTGTATCAACAAGGCGGTCTGAGAGACAATTATAAATTGCTCAGTCCTAAAACTTCGTCATCAATACGAAACGTTCCTGTGCCGCCACAAGTCATCAATCAATTAAGAATACTGAAACACATACAGAATCACATCAAAATGGAAAATCGCGATCAGTATAAGGATGAGGGATTTGTGTTCACAGACAAAATCGGCCGCCCTATCCCAGCCCGGAATTTCAATTACAAATTAGACACTTATATAAAAAAATCCGGTGTCACCCGGATCACGCCCCATAACCTGAGACACACATATGCATCACTTTTAATTGACGCAGAAGTTAAATTGAAAGAAGCTCAAAAACGTTTAGGACATGCTTCTTCCAAAACAACCTTAGACATTTATTCGCACATCATGAAAGATACAAAAACTGAAGCAATCGTTCAATTTAATGCCGTTGCAAATGATATTTTTTGA